GACTTGAAGGTGGTGATTTTGGAAATAAACTGTTGGACTTTATTAGAAAGACAACAGATATATATCAATGGGTATTCGTAGGAGCAATGCCTGTAGAACTTGAGTCTATAAAAAATAAAATAGAATTTCATCAATGGGTTCCTGTTTTTGAATATCCACAGTATGTAAAAAATTTAGATACCGATTTTGGTATAGCACCTTTAGAGGATAATATTTTTAATGCTTGTAAGAGCAATATTAAAATGCTTGAATATACTGCATGTGGAATCCCTGCTGTATATTCAGATGTAGAGCCTTATAATAAGGCATTTCTAAAAGCAAAAGATGAAGATGAAATGATTGCTCATATTGAAGCACTAGGTAAAGATGTGGGTCTTAGAATGCAAGCCCATAACAGAGACTATTATACAGTGAAAGGTCAACTATGGTGGGAAGAATCCGGTAACCTAAAGCTTTATGCCAACTCGTATCTAAAACTATTTGGCAGGAGGTTACCATAATGGATTGTCTTACAATTGGTCAAAACGTATGGATAATAAAAAGAAATTATGCTGAAAATTCATTTGGACTAACTAATTTAGTTGAAGCAGAACCTTTTAAAATTGTAGAATTAAAAATAGTAAGTGTACATGCTAGGGCAGGTTTTGATACTGAAGATGATTATGTTATCTATAAACTTGCAGAAAAAATAGGATACAAACCTGAAATTAATGATATGAGACCGTTTGAAGGATTAACAAATGAATTTAAGGAGGATGAAGTTTTCACTTCATTTAGTTCAGCAGTATTAGGTGTGATTGAAATGATTAATGAGAAATATAGAGAGTTACAAGAAATCAGACAACATTATCTAAATATGTTACAAGAGCATAATTTTAAAGACTATAGTAAATCTGATTGGATTGATGAGGATTTGTTCCAAATGCAAGAGTGAAATGGTTCGAATTATTCACCATGCTCTAAATGGTGTTGATTGGTGGATTTGTATCTGGGGGTGTTCAGAAATCAAAATGAAAAAAGAGCCAAAAGTAAAATGTTCTTGGTGTAAGTTTTTCAAAAGTAATATAGCATTCAGCAGATGCAGATTTTATGTTAAAAGAGTTTCACCTTCTGATTGGTGTTTTTCTTATAGAAGAAAGTGGTGGATGTTATGGAGACCCAAATCACTCAAAGTAATTAAATAGGAGATTTTACGTGTTAGATGTTTAATGATATATTAGATTCAAGACCTATTCCTAGAGCCATAGTTGAAGCTGCAATAGAATGGGTAGAATATGAACTTAACAGAATTTACAGCAGGAAATCTACATTGTATGTACCATCTCTATCAAATGAAGCAAAAAGAATGCTTTCTGACAGACTAGGATATAAATGGTTAAATCAACATACAATAAATATTATTATAGATATAGGTACTAAACGAATATCTGTGGAAGTAGGAAAACGTGCTAACTGATTGGGATATATATTGTGCTTTTAGAAAGGCTCAAGCAAACTATCTTAGCAGACCATATAGACTGCCAAGAGATTGGGAGAAGTTTAAGACAAGAATGACAAAAACTAATCTGGATGCTCTAGAACTGGCAACAAATTACTTTAATACAAAGTGGAACAAGATAAATCCTGAACGATATTTCATGACAGGTTTTAATTTATATGGCAAAGGATTTTCTTATGTACGGTTTTTTGATAAGAAAACAATGATCAAGTATATTAAAGACGATAAGATGCTGAAGAGGGATTTGGAATTGAACAAGAGATCTCTTATAGATTCTGCTAAATTCGTAAAGCAGTATATGAGCATGAGAAATGGTGTGAATCCTAAAGTCTCATTGCTTAGACAGTACTCTTGTATAAAAGAAGGGAATATGTATGCTCCAGTTCAACATTACATTCAAGGTCATATTGATACATACTTTCTTGTTTGGCTAATAAGAAGAGGACTTGTTAAGATTGATGATGATCACCGTCCTCATGTACCATATATAATAGAAAAATACAGAGAACATATGGCAGTTATTAATAAAGAACCCATTCTAAGGTTTCTGGAAAGAATGAGGGAGTATATAGGATGAGTAAAAAACTTCAAAAATTTATTGAAACAGCACTGGTAGAGATTGATGCTAAAATTAAAAAGCTTGAAGATAAGCTACGTGGAGAAAATGCAGATAATATAGATGAAGATAAATTATCAAAGGCTCTTGATTGTCAGAAAGTTATAATGCTAATGCAAGCTACTATAAAAGGTGGTATAAAGTGGCTTGAAACAAAGAATATAAATGGTGAAGTTGCTATATCTTTCGTAGCATCTAATTTAGATGTCTTGACAAAACAAGGCAATCCATCATTAATTTGCAATTATACTTATATGCAACCAGAAACAATTGAAGATCTAGAATACCATTTTGATGTATTAATGACATTCCTGGAAGCAAAACAAATGGGATGGAAGTCTGGAGTTTACACACATAGAGATGTAAAAGAATTTAGAAAGAAGGCTGAAGAACAAGCTAAAGAATATGAAAGCTTTATTATAAGGGGGAAAGTATAATGGGTAAAATCGTAACACAAAAAGTTTATGGTGAAGCAGAACTAGAAGAAGCACTACAGAAGCTTAAAGATAGAGGAATTAATCCCAATGTTTCATTTTCGGGAACTAGCAAACATGGCAGTGCATTCTATACTTTAATTTATGAAGAAATAAATATTTTAAATGAAGGTTAACATTTGTATACCCATGTGGTAAAATGGCAACAAATGGTCATATAACAAACCACACCTAATCTGTAGGAGAAAAAAAATGTATATCAGAAAAATACAATATTTAGTGGCACTACTTTTTGTGGTTATGTTTGCCTTTGGTTGTACAGCAGTTCGTCTTATCACAAAGGATGGTTTACAACTTCCTGAAGAATCAATCCAACTCACAAATCCACAAACAGGCATAACTGTAGAAGCAGTCTTTCTCAGATATTATGAAGAAAGTCCCGAATCTATTTATCCTGCTTATTTGGATTTCGACAAAATAAATTACCTATCTAATAAAGAAACACAAAGAACAACAAATGTTATCCTTTTTCTAAGAGTATGGAATCAGAGACAAGTTCCATATAGAGTAATTAAATATATTCGTTATGGTGATGAGAATGATAACTTTACCAAAGAGACAATGTATACAGGTAAGGATCAAGTAAAGCACTTCCAGCTTCAGATGCCAATGGTTGAAGATAGATTAATTCAGATTCAAGCAGATGTTGCAGATAGTGATGGATTAGTGCTTTTTAAGTTAGGCTATTTTAATGTCAAATTTGGGAGAAAGGAGGGGATAAACTAAACCTGATATTAATTGGCAATAATATATACAACAAATTCATGAAAGGAGAAAGTCTATGAAAAAATTGTTATTGGTGTTAGTAGTATTAATGACACTTTTTGTGTCAGTACCAGCAATTGCATGTCACGGTCCTGGATGTAATGATGTTACCGTGGATGCTGATGCAGGTGTAACCCTTATTAACTCTGTTCTTGGTTCTTATAAGAACAGTGATTTGGCAGGTGGATATTCAGTAGCCAGTGTTGATGCTGAAGCTATGGCTCATGCCACTGGTGAAGATTATACCACTTATGAATGGGATTATATCCCTGGACATTGGACCCAAGACGGTGAAGCTGGATGGTATCAAAAACAGCATGGTGGTCAAAATATTGGAAAGCTAAAATTCTTTCCTAATGGACACCCACAACCACAAGATAATAATGAGTGGGTATTTGTACGTGGCATCTATATTCCAGGACATTTTGAACTGGTAAAAACTTTTCATAATGCAACTGCTGAAGCTGGAGCATTGATGAAGATTTATCAGCTACCTCCAAAAGTCTGTATAATCACTACTGGCTTGAAAGAAACTGGTTTGTCTTTTACAATCGTTCATACCAAAGCAGAATTAATAGCTCTTGGTAAAGCATGGGCAGAAGGCACACCTAATTGTCCTCAAACTGCTATTATAGATTTGTCTGGTGAGCTAAGTGCTGTTGCCTATGGAAACTCCGGTGTTGAACATCCTAATGGCCAAAGTTTTGCAGTAGCAGGTGGTGTTGGCTCCACTACTGCCGAATTTGAAGGCTATAAGTCTGATGTAGGTAAAGGTTATGCTGAAGTTTGCCTTTTTGGTACAGTCAAAGTTGAACAAAATGTTTTTGCAAGCTCATTTGTGAATGAAGCTGGAACATATAGTTCAAATTTTGCCATGGTACAAGGTGGATATGCTAAATCTATGGGTGATCTTGATCTTACAGGTCTTACCTCTGAAGGCATGGTTGTTCAAAGTGGTTTAGCAACAAACGGTGCAGGTGCTTTTGCATATGGTTCCAGTATGGCTCAATTCTCTGGAGCAGAAGGTGCTATTTTCAGTGGCCGATGTGGTGATGTCGGAATCGGTGCTGGTATGGCAGTTGTCAGTGGATATAATAGTGTAGTAACCTCACCAAATGGTATTTCAGCAACATCCTTCCAAACAGGATTTGCAACCACTGCTGGTGTCGGTGGTCTTCGATAAAATAAATTGAAAGGAGTTTACAATATGAAAAAACTAGTAATGTGTGTTGTGGCATTGTTAGCTGTTGCTCTTATGGTTACATCTCCTGCATTTGCAGATGGTGATGCAACTGCAACTGCAACAGCAGGTCCGGTAAATGCTTCTGTTGAACAAAACTATGGTGATACTGTTGGTAGAGTGGGAATGCCAGTTCCCCCACAAATGACCTATCCATTTTTGCCTGGATATTTTGGTCCTGCAACAAATCAACCAAATTACATGAAAGCTGAAGCAATTACCTTATTCAAGAAAACCTTCAATCGTAATGAAATTGAAGCTCTATTATCAAGCAATCCTGGGTTGAGCCGTATGAAGATGAGAAAAAACATCTTTACCGATTCTGTTCCTAAGAGTGATAGGCTTGCTGATGATAGTGTTACAGTTCATCTTACAAAACCTGAAGGTAATTATGCACCTGTTGGATATATCACCATCTATTCAAAAACAACTGAAAGAGATTCTGTTGATGTCTTCTATAATGCTCTTGAAGAAGCAATCAATACTCTTGAATGTGAAGAAGTTCTATTAGTTGGTGAAGGTGCAATGAACGTACTAAAATCATGGGGAGCAGGTATTGGACTATCCTATACTCAAGCATTCTTGAAAGATAGCAATAATGCTGGTGATGCTACTGGTGGTTCTGGTACTGGTGGTACTGGTGTTAGTTGGGGTGAAGCTGGATACAGAGCAAAACCCTATGCACAGTTTATTCTTTTGAATAATCTTGATGTAACAACTAAACACAGAGTACAAAAGTAAAGCAAGTAAAGCTTTCTAGAAAGTTTTAAATTTTTGGAGATGGGAGAAATCCCATCTCTTTTTTTTTCTTTTAGGGGTTTACAATTGCTTCAAATTGTCGTATAATTGTCATAAGCCTAAAGACAAGTTACCCGAAATTCCCGATAATAAACCCGAAATTAACGAAATCAGAAGGCCAAATTAACATAAAAAGGAGACAAATTAATTATGAGTAAATGGATTGATCAAGAATTGTTTAAGAAATTTGCAGAACAAAAAACAAAAGAAGCTGAACAAGAGCAGCAAAATCAAAGTTCCTCACGAATGGGAAAGATCTGGGCAACCCCAGAGAGAGGAACTGCCGACAAGCCAAAAGTCTATGAAGGTAGATTCCTACCTGATCCAAAGGGCAATTTCTATTTAAAGTATTATTACCATATGTTTATGTCTGGAGAACAATGGCAATTTGTTCTATGCCCTAAGACCCAGAATTTTGAAAATTGGTGTCCTTGGTGTTCCGTAACCCAGAAGCTTTTTATGGGAGGATCTGAAGACAAGAAACAAGCACAAGTTTATAAAAGGAAAGAAAAATATGTTGGAAATTGGTTTGTAGTAAAAGATCCTAGGGATGCTGAAAAAGAAGATCCAGAAGAAAAAGTAGAAAACACCATAAAGCTTTATGAGTTTCCTGGTAGAGTAGAATCAAAACTCAAACAGGAAATAACCGATACTAAACAAGGTTATGGTTATTCTATTTTTGATCCTGGTGAAGAAGGATATAATTTTATCCTAAAAGTTAAATCTACTAAGAAAGATAGAGAAGGTAGAACTTGGCCAGATTACAGTGATTCTATGTTCTCTAGACAGGCAGAAGCTCTTGGTAGTGACAGACAGATCCAGCAGATCTTAAAAAATTGCTATAATCTTGAAGAGTATGTTAAGGATCTGGAGAGACCTGAAGATGAAATTAAGGATCTTCTAAAGGTCGAGATGGTGTGGGAACTTGTAGACTCTGAATGGCAAAGAATGAAAGGTCTTAGAGAAACAAAAGAAAAAGTAGAAAGAAACAGAGAAGAAGAAAAAGAACTTGAATTGCCAGCAGATGAACCTCAAGAAGAACCAAAGGAACAGGAACCAGAAGAGGTTGAGAAACCTGTAGAAGATGAATCAGATGAAGCATTGTTAGCAGAGCTAGAAAATCTGTAATCATCAGTATAACTTGATTCCATCATAAATTGTGCAGGGGGAGGTCTCCCCTCCCCTTGACAACCTCTTTTTAATAATTATCTTTTAGTAAAAAAAAGGAGGTAGTATTTAAAATGTTACCAGCAAAAAGAGGATGGGATGATTTTTTCAAAGGTTTTGATGATCTTTTTAAATTCGATTTCACTAATATCTTTGATGATACTGTCTGTTATTCAATTGGTGAAGACAGAGTGTTTGAATTAGAGGTTCCTGGTTTTAATGAAACCAATATTGATGTTGAATTATCAAACGGCATACTTACCGTTAAAGGTACAAGAGAGGTAAAAGAAGGTTGCTATGCAGGACGTAAAGAGATCTATAAAAGATATGCTGTTGGTTCTCATGAAGAGGTTAATGCAATTATCAAGGATGGTATTTTAAGATTAACTCTTAAAACTCCTAAAGAAGATGTGAAAAAAATAGAGCTTAAATCAGAATAATTACTTTTTGTTCTCTTTAAAAGACCTTCATTCTTAATAAATATCTTATAGATATATAAATAAGAGTGTAAGGTCTTTTTTGCTATTAGGAGAATAAGAACATGAAGCTTAAAAAATATTTAGAAGAAAAAGTTACATTTAAGGGAAAGGAAATAGGATGGGAAGGATACCCCAAAGGATGGGATAGAGGTTCTGTACAGAAATTTGCAAAATCCCTTACAAAAGAAACTGGTAAAACTCCTGATGATAAGGGATGGTTCGATGCTTGTGTTAAAAAGATTAAAGGTAAGTTAAGTGATCCAGAAGCTTTTTGTGCATCTGTAAGAGATGAAGCAAAAGGAACTACAATGTGGAGAGGAAAACATAAATGAGTCTTCCATATAACCCAAGTGATCCATACCAAAGATTTGCAGTTGCTTGTCCTAATTGTAAAAAGGTAATTCACGTTGCTTCTCCAGGCTATTCTGGAGTGTCTTTCTTTTGCCCTATGTGTGGTCATGATTGGGAAGAAAGAGAAGAGGAAGATGAAGATTAAATTATGGCAAAAGGTGGAGACTTCGAAAGAGAAATAAGCAAATTTTTAACCAAATGGGCAAGTGGAAAAACAAAGCCTTATTGGTACTGGAGACTGCTAGGCAGTGGTAGTGTTGCTACTTTATCGGAAGCAAATAAAGAACTCTCCGGTGATATACATGCACTAAGACCTGAAGCATGTTTCCTTACAGATAGGTTTTGTATTGAATGTAAAACTGGATATCCCAACACAAAATTTCACCAGCACTTTAAAGGTATAAAAACTTTTAATATAAGAGAGTTCTGGGAACAAACTATAAGAGATTCTGATAGATCCCTGAAATATCCTTTATTGATCTATCGTAGGAAAGGCATGAAGCCAATTGTTGGAATTGATATTGTTATGCAGCATAATCTTGGATATAAACTTCAAAGCTTGAATTTTATACAACTTGGAAACTTTGAAAACAATTTACCACCAATTTGGTTCTATGATATGGAGGGATTTTTTAAATTAATTTCTCCAGAAGATATTAAAGAAATTAAGGTAAGGGAAAAAAATTAATGGCAAAGATAACAATAGATCAAGAGCAATGGTCAGATTTAGTTCTAGTTTATATCTTAGATACCATACAAAAAGCAAAACAACTTGAAGGTACATCAGAAGATTACAAAGAATTTATAAGAGAAATTGGAACTACAATAAGACCTAAATTAGTAAAACATTTTTTAAATATGGATGTTGAGATAAGGGTTCTGTATAGGCTCATTAGAGATGGTTTCTCACCAAGAGCAGATAAGACAATAATTGATATAACAAAAGAAGTTACAAAACCATAAATTGTAGGAGGTAAAATATTATGGGTGAAATGTTAGGTGCTGAAAATGGTCACAGTCCTGAGACTATAGCACAACAAGATTTAGCTGTATCAGAGCCAGAAGGGGGAGTTGCAACTGATGTTGAAGACGTAATGGCAAACGGAGAAAGAGAAGGTAAGCCAGTCTTTGACGTTGAGCATGGGGAGTTCTATCAAAATATGGAGTTTGGAAGAAAGAGACTTCGTTTTAAAAGTGGCTCAAATATACAGCAATATATGCAAAGAACCAGATACAATAAACCGTTCTTCATTAGATATACTGATGATAATGGTAAACAATATATAAGAAGGGTAAAGTAAATGAAAAAACTAATTATAATGTTAATTGCTTTATTGTTTATACTTATTAGTGCTAGTAATGTAGTTGCTGGTTGTAATCGTAATCATTTGATTTATAATAACTTCATGAATGGTAATCATTTAATCTATAAAAATTTCATGAATGGTGATCATTTGATTTACCATCACATACCACCTGCTAACAACTTTAAAAGAAATTATCATTATAAGAGGAACTATTATAAAAGGAATTACCCTCATTACCGTCCAGGTGATTGGTGGAGAAACCGTTGTAGGAAGTAAAATGTTTGATGATATACTTGGAACTATAAAAGAGCCAACACCATCAACACCAGAATTTAATTTTGAAGGATGCCCCTATTGTGGAGCACTAAATATAGAAGAAGATGGAGCAGGTACATTTCCTAGTGCAAAGCAATTTAATCAGCCGATGGTTTGTAATACATGTGGTGGTAAATGGACAGTAGAATATGATGAAGATTTAGAAATAAAAAATGTAGTGTATTAGAAAGGAATATATAATGTTAAGAAAAACTGTTTTATTATTCGACTTTAACAATTTAGCTACCAGAACTTTTTTTGTGAAAGATGTTGGTGCTCACACCTCTCAACCAGAATTTCCACTCTGGAGATACATGACTTTCGATGCTATCTATAAAGCTCTATTTCGTGTTGAAAATGTAAGTGAAATTGTTGTTGCATGTGATGATAGAAAGTCATGGAGAAAATTATATTTTGAAAGGTATAAAGAATCAAGAAAAGGTAAGAGAGATACTTCAGGTGTTAATTGGGATCTCTTTTACTCCAATCTCAACAGCTTCATAAAAGCTATTAAAGAAAACATTCCATTTAAGGTTATACAAGTAAAAAATGCAGAAGCAGACGATATTATTGGAATCATAGCTTTACATGGGGAGGACTTTTATTATATAATAAGTAATGATGAGGACTATCTTCAGTTAAGTGATAAGAACAATGTAATTATCTATAACCCCAATCAAGCTAAGGAAGTTTCTGTGCCTGATGCAGAGGAATTTATAGTTAAAAAGTCCTTGATGGGACAAGCAAAAGATGATATATTTAATGTCATAACTCCTTTAGATTATGGGCTAACACCTGAGACAGAAGGAAAAAGAAAGCCAGGATTTGGTCCTGCAAAGTGTGAGAAAGTTTTAAAAGAGGGCTATGAGTTCTGGCTTAAAAGGAATGGGCTTGAAGAAAGATTCAAGATAAACAGAAACCTAATTGACTTCAAAAGAATACCTCAAACTATTCAAAACAGAATATGGAAAGCATACAATAGCTATGAATATCCAGAGCCAGATAATATCTATCCATTCTGTAAAAAAATGGGATTCAGAGAATATGTTGAAGAATTTACTAAGTTCGAAAATATGTTAATGAGGTTATATTAATGGTTAGAAAACTATTAATTATTTTATTGTTGCTAGTCCTAGCTATAGTTCTTGTCGGAAGTCCACTAGCTATAGCAATAATATTGGCAAATAAAATGAATGTAGTTGCAATTCTGCCAGAGAAAACTAAAGAATCAAAATTGATACGAATAATTGATGAAGAAGCAGGTGTGGTCTGTTATATAGTTCAAAATGATACTGCCGATTTCTATAGTGGTCTCCAATGTATGTCTATTGACAATACATATTTTAGAAAACAGAAGGGGATGTTCTAAAATGAAAATTACATGCAATGATGATGGAATAGTAAAATGGGAAGAAGTACCAAGCATAGTAAAAGAAATAGATAATGAAATAATAAATGAAATAATACTAAAGGCAAAAAATGTTAACCTCTTACCAAAGGAGTGCTCAATGAAAACTCGTTATGCAGTTGTGAATCAGAAAGAGAAAGAGGAATTTGAAAAAAAGTGGCAAATGCCATATGGCTACAACAACAGTCCCAAAATTTGCTTCAACCAAGATGAAGCTATACATTGGATCAACCAAAACCTAGGACCAAACGAAAGAAGAAATTATGTAGTTGAAAGACATAAATCTGGTAAAATTGAAATCGTTTGGAAAATCCTTGATGGTCCTAGACTTGCTGGATCATATGATGAAGAACAGGAGGAACATGATTTCGATGAAGACATTTAAACCTATTTTTGTAGAAGGAACCACATTAGATGATACTTGGTTCAAACTTTTAGCTGAAGTCTATAAGTATGGCAGAAGAAACAGGATTGATACTGGCTCATATGAGAAAGAGACTGATAGACTAGAGTTTGACTTTGTAGCTGGAAGTATCAAGTATCCTACCAATAGACCTTTATCCCCACGTCTTGAGGGTCTTGCTGTCCCTCCACCAACAACAGATGATGATATTGAAAAATACTTTGCTAATTATCTTATGAATGGTGCATTGGCAAGTAATGAACATTACAAGTATGCAACCTGGATTGTTGGTGGAGACTATAGATTACCAAAAGCAAAATTACTTGTGGAATGCCTAAAAAAATTTGGTGGTAAACCAGCAACAATAGTAACACCTGTTGGTGATCTATGCTATACAGCAAAGAAAGGACAAAGCTTAATAGCAAGAGTTCCAAATGCTCTTGAATGGATAGTAAAACATTATCAAGAGAAGGGCTATGCAAATAATCATTGTTATATTCAAGTGGGATATCCAGAAAGCAATATGGCATATGATATCCCATACAAGGATGAAACTGAAAGACAGACCTCTCCATGCCTGAGAGGAATTGATACTAAGATAGTTGAAGAAGGTGATACTAAATATCTTCTCATGAATGTCTACTTCAGGTCTTGGGATTTATGGGGAGGTTGGCCAGAGAACATGGGAGGAATGGTTCGATTAATGGAAACCATCTGTGAAATGCTTGGTGACGTACAACCAGGGGCATTGTCTTTTGCATCTAAAGGGCTTCATTGTTATTGGTTCCAATTGGATGCCGTTGCTTGCAGATTAAATATCGAAAGAGATGAAAAAGATGAAATATCTTGAAGGAATTAAAAGAGATTGTAGTAAATGTAATAGAACCGTTTATATAATAGTTGATAATAGAAATATAAAAGCACCATGGCATTATAGAAAAACATGTACCTGTGGCTTAACAACTTTTATGTCAAATAGGAGGATAATCTATTTTAAAGTAAACTAACAGGAAATGGAACAATCTATTAAACAATTTATAAATAGTATATGTGACCTTAAAAAAGAAGAGCCAAAAAAGAGACCAATAGGATTCGTAACTGATGAAGAAGATCCTTTCTATGACTCAACAATAAATAAGATCCTCAATAGAATAGGTCACGATGAAAGACTATACAACCTTCCACATGATGTAAAATATTATCTTGAATCACTGCTAAGAGAAGATGAAAGGAAGTATCCTAGAATAAGAATACAATGTAGCAGATGTGGTTCAAGATATGTTTTTTATGTAGAACCAAAAGTAAGATACAGAAATGATCTGTATGAAGCAACTGAACATGAAATGGCAGTCCAAAGAATGGTGGAATGTATTTATGTTAATTGTGTTGTATGTAGCCATAGAATGGTATTAACCGATATAGAAAAAATAATTAAATTTGAAGCAATATTAACTAATCCAGAAAATCCCACCGAACCACCAAGATATGAATTTAGTAGACACAGAATAGGAGAACCATTTAGAATATGATTAATTTAAGTGAGAATGCTATAGCTGTTTTTAGAAAGCATCCAGGCTATAGTTTTCAAAATGAATCTATAGAAGAAACATTCAAAAGAGTGGCAAAAGAATTTGCAACAAATCAAGAAGAAGAAGATCTAACTTTTAATCTTTTAGTAGGAAATATCTGGAGACCTAATACACCTGTGTTTTTAAATGCTGGTACAGAACATAGAAACTTCTGTGCTTGTCATGTTGTGGGTTTAGAAGACTCCATGGAAAGTATCTATGACATTGCTAATGTTTCTAGAAAAATATTTCAGTATGGTGCTGGTGTTGGTATCCCCATTGGAAATTTGAGAGAAAAAGAAGCTTTTATTTTTGAAGGCAATCCTGGAGAAATCCCAGAGGGTAAATCATCTGGACCTATTACCTTTATGAGATTATATGATGCCGTAGGTGAAACTACCAAATCAGGTGGACGTGTAAGACGTGCAGCAATTATGATCTCTATGTATTGTTGGCATCCTGATATAATGGAATTTATCCAATGTAAACAGAATGAAGGATGGTTGACAAACATGAATATATCTGTTGCAATTACAGATAAGTTTATGCAGTCTCTTGAAGATAGAGTTCCCTTTCAATTATATACACCTTATAATGGATCTGAAAAAGGAACAATTGATCCAGAAGTACTTTGGGAAACACTAGCTGTAATGTCTCATAAAACTGGAGATCCAGGAGTTCTTTTTCTAGATACCGTACAGAGATTCAACCCACTCAAAAAGAAATTCCTCATCGAATCAACAAATCCTTGTGGTGAGCAACCATTGATGCCTTTTGGAGTATGTAATCTCAGTGCAATAAATGTAAGTAAATTTGTTGTTGATGAAGATTTCGATTGGGATGGTTTATATAAAACTGCTTTTAATATTACTGGACTTATGGACAATGTTATAGATAGTATGGATTATCCAGATCCACGTTTCAAAGATACTGCCCAAAAATACAGACAGATCGGTGTTGGAATAATGGGGCTTGCAGATGCAATGTATATGCTGAATTATAGATATGACGGTCCTGAAGGTAAGAAATTTGCAGGTGAAGTTATGAGAACTATTACAACAGCATGTGTGGATCGTAGTACTCGACTGGCAAAAGAGAAAGGTCCGTTCTATGAATATGATGATTTTAAAGAAGATATTTATGATATTTTAAAGCAGCAAATTAATGATAGAAAAGTATTAAAAAGAGTTCAAAAATATGGAGTTAGAAATTCTCAATTCACTACATGTCAACCAACAGGTACTACAGCACTTAGTTGTGACTGCTCATATGGGATTGAGCCTATCTTTGGCCTTGTATTTGAAAAGAAGATAGTAGATGGTGGTATAATGAGAATAGCTAATCCCACTTTTCTAGAAAGAGTTAAAAATGAAGAGTGGTGGAGTGATGGAATGATTGATAAGATCTTTGAAAATGGAGGATCTTTAAAAGGCATTCATGGGATACCAAGAGAGGTCAGGGAAGTTTTTATCACTGCTCATGATATCAAACCGAAAGATAGAATAGATATCCAGGCAAGCATACAAAAACATTGTTCCTCTGCAATATCCAGTACTGTTAATCTACCAAAAGAAACAACAGCACAGGAAATATCTGACCTTTATAAGTATGCATACAAGAAAGGTCTTAAGGGGCTTACCATCTATAGAGATGGATCAAAGAAAAATCAACCTGTAACTTTCAAAAAAGAAAAAGATTCTATCACTGCTATTGATGCACAGCAACTTCTGGCTCAAATGAAAATTAAGAGACCAAGAAGACTTTCCGGTGAAACATTCACTATAGAAACCGGAGAAGGAAAAATGTATGTAACAGTAAACTCAGATGATAGAAAGCCAATAGAAGTTTTTATTGAAGTGGGGAAGAGTGGACAAACAACAAAGGTAATGTCTGAAGCACTTGGAAGAGTAGCTTCAATTGCCCTCCAGCATAGAGTTCCAGTGGAAGAAGTAGTAAAAACACTGAGAGGACTTGACAGCAGCAATCCTAAGTGGTATAGATTTGAAGAAGATGATTCTAGACCTACACAGATTTTAAGTATTCCAGATGGATTAGCTCAACTTTTAGAAAGGTATTATATAAATACTGATAAGGGAACAATAGAATTTTTAAATGGAAGCACATTTTCTACTTGCAAAAGGTGTGGAGTTAAGGCATACTTAGAAACTGAAGGATGTGGTGTTTGTCAGAATTGTGGTGATAGCTCTTGTAGCTAGGAGGGAAATATGAAATTTGAGAAATATCTGTTGGAGAAGCAGATCTTGGAAAGAATTATTACAGGACCATTCGAAGAACCTATGTCAGGTTCAGATATAGGGAAAAAGTTAGGGGTCTCTAGAGCAGCAATCTCTTCAACAATTAAGAAAGCTCTACCAAAATATTGGAAAGGGTTTAAAGAGCACTATCCTGATGCTGATCCATGGGAATTATTTTGGATAATTGCACAGAGCACAGGCATGACAGATGATCCTGATAAACTACTAAATCTATTTCCATCAGATCTTAGAAAAGAAGTTGAAAAATATGCAACACACCATAGAAGGATTAAAAAGTAAAATTTTGCTATGCACAAATTGTGTCTTTTATAATTCTGATGGTAAAATGGTTGATTGTGATAAAAACTATTTTAATTCAGTTCCAATTAAAAAGACACTCATATATACACCTATAGAGTTCGATTGTTGGGAATATGAAGAAAAAGATAATTAAAGTTAGTGTCGGTCCATGTTGGTTTTGTGACTGGAAACCAACAAAAGAAAGTGGAGCCAAGTTTACTAAAGTAAATGATGCTGTTTTTGTTTTTTGCCCTAAGTGTGGGTATGAAATTGTAGATGCCCGATTTCTAATAGGAGAAAATGTTGAAGAGTGATAGACCTAGAAGTTGTAAGAGAATTTGTATTCGAACATTTTCCAAAAGTAAAGGTAACTACTCAAAGAAAAGCCTTTCTAAAAGACGTTTCAATTTAAATTATAATAACGGAAACCCGATTTACCAGTGTTTTAATTGTGGTGAGTCGGGTTCTTTTATTGATCTGTATGCAAAAGTTAAAGGCATTGATTATGATGAAGCAAAAAGAATCTTGTTTGATTATAGTCCAAACAGATTTATGGAAAGAATTGAACATGCAGAAAAGAGATGGAATGGAGGTATTAAAAGTTTTAATAGTGAGAAAACAGCATGTCATAATTATGTTTTAGAACATTGTGTTTCTGTAGAAGATGTCCCGAAAGATATAATAACTAAAAGGCATCAACTAGAACTTTTCAAATTTATTGAAGACCGTCATATTCCAAAACATATAAAGCTGTATGTAGCATACAAGGACAAGTACAAAGGTAGAATTATAATTCCTATATTCGAAAATAAAAGTATTGTGTATTTCCAAGCAAGAGCTATACATAAAAGTGTATATCCAAAGTATAAAAATCCTGCAACTGAAAAAGAGAGAATCATTCTCAATAAGGAAAGCCTTGATCCTAATAAGTACATCATAGTTACAGAAGGATTAATAGATGCTTTTATGATTCCTAATCAAGGGACTACATGTTTAGGTTCAAGTATATCAGAACTCTTCTTGAAAGATCTTTTCGAACTCAATCCTAAAGGTATTATAATTTTCTTTGATAATGATGAGCCTGGAATTACTGCTTTCAGGAAATTTACAGGCACAGGAAAGTTTAAAGAACATTTTGGAAATGAATACAAAAAAGAAGTAAAATATTTTATCTTTCCAGATAAATATAAGAGAGAAGGTATTGAGGATTTAAATGAAGCTGTATCAAAATTCAATATCGAAAACGTATATGACTTTGTTGTAGAGAACTCATATGATTTAGAGAGGGCATTGGTCAGGTTGCAATTAGGAGGTTTTGTGAAATGAGAATGACTAGACTTGGTTCTGATTATGTATGTATTTCAGAGGACAATATTAATAGATATATAGAAATTCCACGAATACATTTAATTAAAATGAAATTCTTTAACCCCACTGAAGACAAAATTAAAAAGGTGCTACAACTATATCCTAAAACAAGAAGGTTCGTAATTGAAGATAACATCAGGATATATAACCAAGCATTAAAGAAAACAAACAAAAAATTTTATGTTGAAAATGCAGAAGGAGTAGGTTTTATTTCTTTTTTTAGAAAGAACAACAAAGTATTATTGAACATTACTAAGTTATCTACTTTTGAAAGGCAATTTGCACTTAATATTTGTCTTGAAGATATCTTACGAAATATAGAAGTTATTCAACTATTAGAAGATGATTTTGAAGAATATAAAGAGGTTTTTGAAAAGTGGAGTGGTAATGTCATTATTCATAATGACAAATATATACTATGAAAATAATCGGTTTTGGTCCTTACATAGGAGAATTTGAGCAAGAAGTAATTACATTCAGACCCTATATAAGATGGATAACTAAAGCACTTGGTCCTGATCTTGTGTTTTTGAATACACATTTTAACAGATCCTTTTTATATGAATGGATTTCGTCTGAAAATATTTTTCCAGTATATGAACATTTATCCAGGGATGAATTAGGTCAATTTGGATATACACATGATCAGTTCAAACAAAGAGACCATGCACTTCTAGCCAAGATCTTCAAAGAAAAAATAGCTAATGTTTGTAAATGCTCTAAGAGAGATATAGAGATATACAATATTAACTATGCCAGAAACAAACCGATTTATTCAATATACCAAAAAGTATTCACTCCAATTAAGGTTCCAGATATAAATATTAAAGAAGAGTATTTAAATAGGGTGATCTTTATCCCTGCTCCAGGATATTATCTGGAAGAGGTATATGAATATGCAGTATCGAAATATGATGCTATCGTAGTTGGAGACCTACGACTGACAAGCTATTGTTCTGAAAACAACGTCATGCTTAAGTTTGTTGATTATTTCGAAAATGGATTCAAATATATAATGAAGATCCTTGATAATGCAAAAGCTATTATTTGTCCTATCAGCTATTGGACGTTTATAGCCAACTTACAAGGATACCCTGTCTTCTCTTACGGTGATTCTCCTGGACTCTATAAAGAAAATGGAGTTTATTACTTTAATAATGATAACTCAGTTGTAATTCCTACGGATGAAAATACAGATGTTAATGGCATTTTTAATATGATTGATTATTTTATGAGGAAGCAAAATGAAATTTGAACAATTTATAAAAGAAGATATGGCATCATGGAGTAAGAAATAGTAGGTGGTAATTACAAACACCCAAATAACATTGAGGACTTGCAGTTTCTCAAGAAATATAAACCAGGAAGTTTTTGGAAACGAATTGAAACTATTGTTAGACATGAACATCATCCAATGAAAGCTGATGATGTACTAAAATTTTTGAAGAGCAAGATAAAATGAAGTTAAAAGACTATTTAGAAGAAGCTGCAAAATATTTTCAAGGAGCACCACCAGAAAGAGGTGGAACATCAATCAAGGGAAATGTTGCTCCTGGTGTGAAATGGTTATTCTCACAAGGACTGATCAGACCTGGAGATAGAGTTCTTGATTGGGGAGCAGGGGAGTATGCTAGAAACTCTGAGTGGCTTAGAGAGCAAGGATGCACAGTCTATGCATATGATCCGTTTCATGGTAAGAAGGCAAGTGGCTATGATGGTCTATCTAAAAAGGTTCCTCCAACAACTGATAGATTTGATACCGGATTTACTTGTTTCGTTATAAACGTAGTTCCAGAAAGAAAAGAGAAACAGATTCTCCGATGGATGGGAGTATACTGCAAACAGCATTACCATATTTCACGTAACCTGGATGTCTTTCAATCAGCAAAGAAAGCACTAGAGAGACAAGATAGGATAGTTGGAAATTTCTTTATCAATGTTTATGCTGCTGATGATGAAGAACTAGCAAGAAGATATCTTGAAAAAAAATTAACTGATGATGATATCATGAAGTTTTGTATCCATGGATTCACTACTGTCAAGGGTTTTCAGAGGATACCAATGTTAGAGGATGAAGGATATTCTCTTCTAAGAAAAACAAGTGGATTTAAAATATATAAGGGATAATGGAAAGTCAAACAGAAAAAGAGGTACAACAAGAACTTAGACGAAAGTGGCTTAAAAAACCATATCACGTAAAGAAAGTACCGGAAAGTATAAGAAGAAAAACTGAAATCATGTGTGTCAAATGTGGTCACACATGGGCAAAAAATAGTGAGGAAGACCTTGTTTGTCCTCACTGCAAATAGGAGGTAAACTATGGGAATAGTAATAGCTTTTGTAGTTGGTGTTGTTGCAGGTGGTGCTGTAGTATACATCTACAAAAATAAAATCCAAAAACAAGTTGATGAAGCAAGAGCAAAAGCAGAAGAACTTCTTGAAAAGGCAAAAGCAGAAGTTAAAGAGTTGAAAGATAAAGTTGACAAATAAAAGGAGGTAATTTGTTATGTGTGATACATTAAATGCAGTTGATAGGACTCATATGATATATAATCTTGCAGAGTCTTTGAAGTGTCTAGCAACTAGACCAGAAGATATGACACCAATGTTAAAAAGTAAATGTGATGATACATCTAGACGGTTGTTAGAAAAAATTAATTCATTACTTGAAGAGGTTTAAAATGCCAATTTTTGATTACAAATGTAAATGTGGGTATGAAGAGGAAAAGCTTCTCTTCTGCTGCTATGATTCACAGGTTTGTCCTGAGTGTGGTAATTTAATGGAAAGACAATTTCCAAAGGGAACCAGATTCAAATTACATTACAATAATAAAACAGATATGTGTGATTGGTCCGGTAACACTTCTCGTTATTGGGATGATGTGAAGAAACAAAAGAAAGATAAAATCACAGTTCCAGTGACAGAGAATATAGGATGAGACTAAAACACTATTTGATAGAAAGCATAAGCCAGTCATGGGTTGAAGATCAATACAAGCTATGGACTAAAAAAATATGGGGAGAGGAAACTTTTAATAAACACATTAATAAGATCCTCTCCTTTACTACTAACCGTGATGATCTGAAAGCAGCAGGTGGTAAGGCAACAGCATTAATGGCACTGATACATCCTGGTAAAGGTGGAAAAGCTATTAGTCATACACTTATTAGTCTGCCAAAATATCTTAAAGTTTATATCTCTGATAGAATGCTTGATATGAAAGACAAAGAAAAAGCTTTAAAAGTAATTAAACATGAAGTCATTCATATTGGATATTCACAACACGATAAAAGCTTTAGAGAAATGTGTAAAGAGTATGGTGCTGCAACAACTGAGATGCAAGCAGAAGGTGGTGGTTACTTATTACAGATCAGGGTCAAACCACGTAAGTATGCAACTATAGAAACATTCGAAGATTACGATGAAGCCCTGAGAAGAGGTAAAGCTATATTAAGAGACAAAGCCGAACTAGAAAAGATTAAAAAGAAGTTTAAAGTAGAGGGACCAGCAAAACTATCAGTAAAAGGTTAAAAGGAGGTAATTTGTTATGGATGCAAGTGGAATAGTAATACCAATGGTAGAAGATGATCAGGGAGAAGGTGTTAAAGATCCTCTTCCAGATGAGGTTGCACAAAAGCTTCAATTATTAGAATCTAAAAATGCTGAATTAGCAACTGCTGAAGAAATGTTAGAAAATCTCCAGGAAGAAAAAGAGCCAATTCCTTGGTTGCCTAAAATAGGAACAACTTTTATGTTACCAGTTGGTCCTGGAGAAAGAGAATATAAAGTAACATATATTAATAAAGGAAAATATAGGTTCAGTTGTGAGCCTGTAGATAAGGACTATCTAAAATGAGATTAAAAAGCTTTATAAATGAAGCATGTCCATTGGAAACATCTATGTTTGGAGAGATACCAGATGGTGGAGGTTATGAAGCAAATACGGAATATGAGATAGGTGCTCAAAGAATGGCTGAAGCTGCACACTGTATTCTAGGATCAATATCAAGATATACCACTAGAGATGATAAACCATTATGGGTAGAGATGGGGCATATTAGAGAAGAGATGGGAATAATAGAAGAATCCATGGTTGAGTATGGACGTTACTTATATATAGACAGACTAAAACAGAAACTTAGAGAAGGAAATAAATATGGAGAAAAGTCTGTTGACTCTATTATGAAAAACTCACCAAGACTTAAAAAAGCTGCAAAGAGTGCTAGAAACAGACTCAGTAAGAATTTACCAAAAATAATATATGATGTAGCTTTTGCTACCTATAATTTCATTATTTCTCTGGCAGAACATATGTATGATTCTGTTGCATACGAACCAAAAACAAGTGCCTATAGGCAACCCTATTTAATCAGATCAATGAATATATTGAAAAAAACTGTAAAAAAACTAGACTCCATACCACCGGATTCAACAATAGAATATATGAAAGCAAAAGGAATGTAATGAGTGATTATTGTTTGCCCATAGAAGCATGGAAAAACCCCAGAGAAGGACGTGGTTTTAAATTGCCCCTTCACTGCCTACGTTGTTTAAAGCAAAGTACCGTTATGTGTTCCTTGAAAAACCCTACTAACAACTCACTGATAACGTGCCTTTGCAAGAACTGTTTATGTGAGATGATAAATTTGATAGACAGAACAATTTTAGAGGAATGTAGAAAACCAAGAGATGAAATTTAGACGATATCTAATTGAAAGTAATTTAAAACAATATATCAAAGGAATGTTGTCTTTGCTTTCTCGACAAGAAGATCCCCATCCTATGCAAATAGCTTATTGGGATTGGCAGTTGCAGCAAGGCAAACCAGTCACAGTTCAATCATATAAATCTGATCCAACTCTTGAGAAAATCATAACAGAAAGACTTGGCATAGTATCTCCAAGAGTTAAAGAATGCTATAGCAATGCATGGATGGTTGCTGCAACTAAAGCCAGAGAAATAGATGTTGTTGTTGGTTATTTCAGTAGCATGGGTATTCCTATTGAACATGCTTGGAATTTTTACAAACCAAAGAAAATACATTTTGATTTAACTTATGAAATATGTCTTAAGAAAATTGTTGAGAACGAAACATACATGCAAATCTTAAAAACCGATGCAGGAAAAGCAGCACAGATATTAAAAAAGAATGAGTTTGCAATAATGGGATTTATGGGATTATGGTTTGATAAAAATATTTACAAAGGTAAAAATAAATGAGATTAAAAACATTTCTGGATAAAACAATAGAGGAAGCAATAGTGACTCCTGTGCCAATAGTCTGGAAAGATTTGCAAAGAGCTATTGAGACTGTCTATGATAAGATGAAAGAAAACATAAGCAATTGGTTTCCAGAAGATCTTCATCAAAATTTAGAATATTTAATAAGACGATTTTCTGTATGGGCAGATATTAGTTTAAAACACAATGATAAAATTAACCGTATTAATGCAACAACAACTGTTCAGTATATTAAAGAAAAAGGTAGAAAAAATTATAATATACAACCACAAATCAAAATCTATTATAATAAATTTGTAACTTTTGAAAAATGGCATGTATCAATATATTCCAAAAGAGCAGCAGTATTCAACCACTGGCTAAATGAATTTAAGGCTACTGCATACCATGAAATGGTCCATGCTGGTCAGCTTACAAGATGGTGGAATAATGGTAGAGGATTAACACCAGATCAATTTGAAAAACAGTTTGAAAGTGCAGTAGGTAGTTTTTCTAAATGGCTTGCAGATAAACATCAACTTATTATTACAAACTATGAAAAATATCATGCCGATGGTTTAGAGATAATGGCTTTTGCTCAAGGTGCTGCTATTGATATATGGAAATGGGGGTCAGACTTCAAAGAACAAGTAACCAAAGAGAAGAAGCAGGGTCCAGTGAAAGGTGACAAACCCCTGAAAAATTTGGCTGAAACAGGTGATGTTGGAACATTCATTATAGAACGATTAAAAAACAAAGGATTTCATTCTACAATAGCAATAATATCAGAAAATTTTAAACCATATTGGGAAATGAGAAAGAAATATCCTACCGTTTGGAAAAAATTTATGAAGTATTTAGTTCAGTATATTGAACATCACAGTAATATTTCCGAAAGTAGGCTAAACGAATTATTTACAACCATACCAGAAACTACACCTGACTGGTGGGGTACTCAAGATGCAGCAACAGTGGGCATTGGAGACACAGGCACATCTATAATAGTTCAATTTAAAAGATATGCTCAAGATGCATATACAGCAGACTTTAGCATGAAGAAAAGAGGTAAAGCAAATCCTATGGAAATTTTTCTAGGTGCTGCAAAAACTATAGGTGAATTTATTAAGAGGAAGAAACCAACTGAACTTGCTTTCTACCCTGCTGACATTAGAAGATCAAAAATCTATATAAGGATTCTTAGTAAGTTTTTAGATACTAGCAAATGGGATATAAAACAAGTGGAAGATTTACCATTCATGAGAGGTATTCCATCTATTTATATAAAGAAGAAAAGCAAGAAAGGATTTGAGATCGAGAAATACACATGAAAAAATTTTTTAAATCACTATGGAAAAAAGAACAGGCAAGAATATTATTTGATTTTCAATTCTCAATTATGTCAAGAGAAAGAGGTTTATGGTTTGATTCTGATGAAAGAGGATATACACCGGATACGTGGTTTGGTTTTAAGTTCTCTATAAATTTTGGTGAGTGGATGGGTCCAGTACCAAAGCTCTGGAAATGGAAATGGAATGGATGGAAACAACTTCCTAGTATTGTTTGGGGAAATCCCTGGACAACTGATGATTACTGGTTTACATTCAGAACTTATATACCATTGCCGATGTTCTTCTTTTCAATATCTATAAGAGAGTTTGGAATCTATCTTGGTTGTAAGATTTTCAATATTGGAGAACGACATAAAGATAGATATAAATATTGGCTCAAAGAATATCCAGAAGGAACTGAGGAATGGACTAAGCTTTATCCATCAGCAACCATAAGAAGATCCAGATGGTTATAAAATGAAACTTAAACGATATATAGGAGAAGAAAAGGTGAAAAAAGAACTTGTAGTTGCCGTGGGATTGCCAGGAACAGGCAAGAGCACATATATCAAAAGGAAATATAATGACTATCTTATAGTATCTAATGACTCTATAGTAGATAGACTTGCTAAAAAACTAGGTGCATCATATAATCAAATGTTTGATGCCCTTGGTAGAGATAATATAATTGAAATGGGTAAACAAGATTTTACCAGAGCACTAAAAACAGGTAGAAATATAGTTCTCGACAATACCAATTTAACTAAGGCAATTAGAAAACAATATTTAAAACTTGCTCCAGACTACAAGAAGACTGCTCTAGTATTTCAACTCAGTAAAAGTGAGTTGAATAAAAGATTAAAACTAAGAGAGAAAAAGACTGGTAAACACATACCACCAGACGTTATGGAAAAGATGATGAAGGACTATGAGGAACCTTCTAAGGCTGAAGGTTTTGATGAAATAATTAAGGTAGGCTAAAAAATGAAATTTAAAGAGTATCTAAAAGAAGCTCATCCTCTAGGTGCTGCCACTGGTGCAAAGGAGCAGAGAAATACAGAAGCAAAGCTTAACGTCCATATGAAAAGGATGAAAGAGCTTGTTGCCAAAGGCATGGACAAAGCAAAAGCATCTAAACAAGCCATGGAAGAAATCAAAAGTGGTAAGCTTAAAAAAGAAATTGCCGATGAGGATAAAAGGCTAAGACAACTTAGAGGTAGGAAATAGACCAAAGTGAGGAATTAAAATGTTTGAGGATATATTAGGAAAAAGAGATCTATCTTTAGCTGAGAAGAATCAGAAAGAGATAGAAAAGATATGGAAAGACGAAGAGGATGAAATTCAAAAAGTATCTGAAGAAGAAGCATAAACCTAAACCAAGAGAGAATACTGGTAGATGGATGCCAGGAGTTAATCCAGGCTATTCTGCATTGATCCTTCCAGAGTCACTAGTTATAACAGAATCAAAGATAGAATTTTATGATGAATTAACTGGATATCGTTCTGGCCAAAAAGACATGAGACTGTCTGCAATAGTGGATAGTAAAAAAGCAGGATATATAGATTACACCATTTATGGAAAAGAAGTATCTATAAAATTTATTGAAGTCAATAAAAACTTCAGGAGACAGGGAATAGGGAAGGAATTGGTTCTCAAGCTTCAAAGCTTATTCCCTAAAACAGAAATAGAGTTAGGTATGCTCACAGGTGAAGGTGCTGCCCTGGTCAATGCTATTAAGTCAAAGCTCTATGTTGATCAAGCAAGATTAAGAAAAATAGAAAAGCTTAGAAAAGAATATGAGACATTAAAGAAGAAAGAAGATCAAGCAATCAAAACCAATAATTGGGAGAAATGGGATAATTCCATATATGATAGAATGTATGATATAGAGCAAGAACTATCTGATCTATCATGAGCCACATATACCTATAATATAAAGTAAACAAAGGGCTTCAACTACGGTTTATTTTTTCACTGAAATATAAATATAAGGAATGACTATGGATTTCAGAGGGACTAAATGTAAAGTATGCAACAAGAAATTCCACTACTGTACCAACTGTGGATATGACTCTGACACTCATCCACTGTCTGAAGGCTACTGTTCCTACGAATGCCTGAGAAAAGATGGTGGTGAAGAATACCCATTCGGAGAAGATGAATGAAATTTCTACAGTATCTAAAAGAAAAATACTATGATATAGTTCCCTGGTCTTTTCTGGGAAAGAAAATAGAAGTTCCTATATTCGTGAACCCTACTTCCTCAGAAATCAAAGAGCTTCCAAACGATATAAGGTTCCTGGCAGATACAAAGAAAAAAGATGTGTATGTATGGGATGCAGAAGTGATCCACTCTTCAGCTATGCCACAAAATCTACTGAATCAAACCACGACTCTAGACGGTACTGCAAAAAAGCTTCAGGGCAAAATAATAATGGTATTTTCAGATCAGCTAAACTACATGCTGAAGAGAGCAGAACACTATCCAGAAGATCAATATGCAAAAGAATATATACTGAGAAGATCCTGGATATGGGAAAAGAACATCAAATGGATAGACAGATATGTAAACGTATCAGGATGGATAGAAAGAAATAGAAAATCCTTCAATAAAATAAGGAAAGCAAATGTTTGAAGACATACTAGGTA